GAGAATCTGCGGGCTACTTACTGCGCCTTTGTGTCCTGTATCTAAACTCTTATGATGTGCAGTGCTTCGTTCTGCAGGGATACGCACATCGTAGTCCAGCGGCGCAGCCTCCATTGCTCGAGTGCGTTTCTTATCTTCAGTCTCAACACCCCAACGCTTCTGTAGGTCTTTCCAAGATTCTTCTTGTTCGCGAGCTTTTCTGGCATGTTCGGCGGAAGCAAATTTTTTCTTGCCTTTACGTTTGCCGGTAGTACTAAGCCACGGGCCTTCTAGGTGCATTGTCAAAATATATCCTCTGTGCTGTTACTGTTTACACAGTATAACATCATTATTTGAAAAAGTCAAGGCAACTCTTACCAAATCTATTCTTCTCAGATTCTAGCTGCATTGCTATCTTGTTGAACATAATTTAAATTAATAATAATTCTTCTTTTCGTATCTGTTGCACTTCTCATTTTATGAGAAATGTTAGTATTAAAAATTAATATTCTGTTTTCAATAGAATCAATCTCAATTATTTCTTTTTCAACATTTATCATCGTTTTAGCATTGCATGTTGTTAAATACAATATGACTGTTTTAGAATTTTCATAAGGATTATCAACATGCCACGAAGATTCGTATTGATCGGGTTTACTTATAGTCATGTTTGCTCTAACTTCTATTAGTGAAGCGATTTCTAATTTATCTAGTAGCGGTGCTAGTAAATTAAAAAAACTACTATAAATAGTGTTTTTTAAAAAAAAGTTATGTGTAAAATAACACATACCATTCTCATCGTCTGATGTCATATTGTCTCTATAAAACCAATGCATATCAAATGATGTTAATGTATTTTTTATTGTATCAAAATGTTCTTTATCTAAAAAATTATCTATCACTTCGTACTCTAATTTTTCAGTCATAATAAAAACTCTCCTTTATTAACCGTAGGTTTCTGCCGCATTAATATCTTGTACCGACACATCTATATTCCACGAAATGATTGTTTTAGTTTCTACTGAGTTATTAACTGGTGCTCGGTGAATAATCCAGCTAGGAAATGTTACAATGTCGCCTTCGTGTACGTCAAACGTATGTATAGCTTTTGTTACAGGATCTATCCATTCTGTTTGTGCGCTGCCTTCTGGTAAATGCACATAATATACATTTGTAAAGTTATTACTATGCGTATGCCAAGCGTGTTTGCCTCCAGTGGCGTATTGCTGGAACCAGATCTCGGTGATACCAAACGTTTGATATCCCATACTATTACACCAATCGTTGAGGTGAACAGCGAGAGGGTAATTTATAATTTTAAGCCATTCTCTGTTACCGTCATATCGAGAGGTGCTCCAATCACATTTGATAATGTCACTATTAAACGCAAGCATATGTTCAGCCTGGTCCTGTTTTGAAATAGCAGTTAACACTTGTTGCTTTAGTTGAGAATGTTCCTTAAAAGGTTTTATGCTTATAGGAAACTGCATAACAGTATTTGACATTTAAAACTCCGTAGGTATATGTATCATTATACTGTTATAAGATTATAAAGTCAAGAAAAAGCACCCCTAAAGGTGCTTTTATCTTAGTAACAGTTTCTTGTTTCCAAGAGTGTCGTTATGTCACTTATCGGTGCATAACGTACATGCAAATTTCAAATCCAAAACGCATGTCTGTTGCTGATGGGGTTGTCCACATAGTATTTCTCCTTGTTAGTAAATTTAAGTGCTAGTATTGCTCTAGTACTTAGTATCATTATACTGGAGAAACACTCTGTTTCATATAGTGAAAACCATTAAAGTGTCTTCAAGTAATTCATTACAGATTCTGGACTTGTTTCACCGTATGGATCAGGATTAGTTGCTGTACCTTCTGGCTCAACAAACATCTGCTCAACAGTGCCATTTGTAATAACAGCAGCGAATCTACGACTACGTTTACCAAAAGTCACTGCACTCATATCAACCAGCATGCCTACTGAGTCTGCTAGTTCACCGTTGCCGTCTGGAATAACTTTAACGTTCTTGATATCTAAAGATTGCGCCCATGCGTTCATAACAAATGCATCGTTTACGCTTGAGACATAGATCTCATCAATGCCCATTGCTTTGATTGTTTCATAATTTTCTTCAAACCCTGGCAGCTGGTAAGTTGAGCAAGTTGGGGTAAATGCACCCGGTAGTGAGAACACTAATGTTCGTTTGCCAGCAAACAAGTCTGTAGTAGTCTTTGCTACAAACTCACCGCCTATTGCACAGCCACCGTCTTCAGTTGCTTCATCACCTTCGCGAAACATAAAAGTAATGTTTGGAAGATTGGTGTTAGTATTTGACATATTGTTTTTCCTTTGTGTGTGAAATAAATTCTAAGAACTACCTGTTCTTGATGTTATATTATACCTTGATTAATCCTAATAGTCAAGTAGTTCTAATAGATTTTGACTTAATATATTTTAAGATGTTTACAGTATAAATCAGTAAAGGTCTAAAGACCAATGCTACGCTGTCGCTCGCATTATTTTTCTTCTTTTAATTGTTTTAAGTTTTGTTAGATTGTGAAGTCATACGGCACCCACATAATGAGTGCCGTATTCATGTTTGTTGAGTTGCTCAATCACACTGGTGGCTGTAGGTATTTTGGAATTAACATCTCTGGGCTCTGTACCTTACCCCACCTACTACGATTTTTAAGACTGACTCGGTGCCAATTTCAGTCATGGATGCGCTAATAAATTCCTGCAACCTTTTCCGATTAAGCAAACGTGAACAATCAAGGGACTGGCGTTTTATAGGCATCTCAAGTCAAGGCTTGAGGTAGTGCTTAAAAGTCTTTCGAGTGAAGAAAAGAATTGGACATTGGGTCACACATCAGAACCTTATCCAGCGGAATTATTAACCGGCCCGCCAACCTTATGTCACGCTAGTTTGCCTAGGTGCGCCTTTATTGCCTTAAGTAATTATTATACAGTGTTGTATAAAATTAGTCACTCGGTTTTGGTAATTTTAGGCAAATAAAAAGGCTACCGAAGTAGCCTTTTAAACTAGTTTGGATGACAAGGCATAGTTGCCTCGGAGATTACGCTGCTAGAGCGTAGGCCTCATTTGTAATTGCTGTTGCATTTACTTTGATTTGCTTGATTAACGGTCATCGCCTACCGTGTTGCCGTCTCTAACTATTTGCCCAATCGATTACCAGAGCAGGCCCATCAAAAGCAGTTTGCGTATTCCTATGTATCTCTACATTTCCAGTTGGTTACGTTTCATCGTCTGGTAACGAGTTTTAAACTGCTTATGGTGGACCTGGCCGGATTCGAACCGGCGTCTTGAACACATCCTTGTCGAAGGAATTACAACAATTCTTTCTGTACTAGCTTACGCTGGTACAATATTTGCAGCTTGAGCGCCTTTGGCACCTTGCACTGTGTCATATGTTACAGCTTGGTTCTCTTGCAGGACTTTAAATCCTGAAGTTTGAATAGCTGTGTAGTGAGCAAATACATCCTCACCGCCGTTGTCTGGAGTAATAAATCCAAAACCCTTGGTTTCATTAAACCATTTTACTTTACCTGTTGCCATTTACTTATGTTACCTTTGTTAAAAATTAATTATACTACATCTGTGTGTGTTTGTCAAGCATCCTGCTCAACTATTTCTCTTTCTCTTTCTTTTTCTACCATTTTCTCTGGACGGATTGGATCTAACCAAGTATCCGGAATGTATGCTTTTGGGGTGTCACCTAGCATATTAGTTAGCCCATATTCAGTGGCAATCCACCAATAGTGATCAGTGACCATAGCCTTGCAAGGAACGCCGCGGAAGTCGAACATTTCGCCTTCTTTAAAATGACCAATGTAACTGTCTACTAACACAGTTTTACCTATGTTTGTAGGACGGATTGAATATATAATTTTAGCTAGATCGCCTACTTCACACTTCATTCTTAGCCTGCATTAGTTTTGTATGTAGAATCATATTCTCTGTTACTAGTTTAGTAATAGTGGACAACATGATTAATCTGTCTTCGTCTGAGTAAGCATCTTTATCAAATTGATCAAGAATACTAGTGCCGATCATCTTCATTGCTTCTTCTTTTCCCTGTTTAAATGCTCCCCAATCAAATGGGTCACCTTCTTCTACAGCGAATGCAATATCGACTAGTTGTTCTAAAGTTATTTTAGCCATCCGATCCTTTCGTTGTTATCTTTTCTTCGTTGATGTTCTTCTACTGAGCCGGGGAAACGCCAAGCCCATACCGAAACTAGTGCCATGAAACAGGCAGTACTAATTATACCGATAGGTTTAACTCCGGTGAAGAACATAATAATTAAACTAGAAGTCATCATAGCTAGCATGAAGAATTTCATCTTAGTTGGGAATACTCGCTTAGTACCCCAATTGGTTAAGAACGGGCCGAACAGTTTGTGATTGTATATCCAACGATGCATACGCTCACTGCCCTTGCTAAAGCAATAGGCTGCAAATACCACAAAGATGCTGTAAGGCAGTCCAGGAGTAATAACTCCTAAGTAGGCCATTCCCAAACTAAGGAATCCTAATGTAGTCCAAAGAAACTTTTTCATTAAGCAGCCACCACTCTGTTAATACCTGCGTTAGCAATAATATCAGCATGTAGGTTAGGTACAAACTTTCCGCCTGATGCTCCGTTTAGTGTTGCTAATGTACTAGCTTTTCCTTTAGCTAACAATACGCTTCTTCCGCCTGTTGGCAACCCTGGAATAGCGTAACTAACATGTATCCATACAGTTTTACCTGGCAAGTATTCTAGCAACAGCTGATCGTAAGGAATATTTTTACTCATCCATACTGCTACATCAAAGTATGCACTAGAGTTTAGTCCTCGAATTTGAATGTCACAAGCCTGTCCGCTCGAGTGTTGACTCGATCCAGATCCCTGTCTGAAGCTGTTGGTCATAATAGCTCTAGGATACTGTCGCTTAACCGGCTCCCAAACATTTAATGCTAAGTTAGCTAAGTTATTAACTGCTTGCGCGGCTGTTACTGTTCCCTGTCCCAACTGTGCGATAGTTCTAGGAAATGCAACATCCTTAATCATAGTAGCTAGTGTTGTTCCATACGGAGTTAACACTGTATCGTAGGTAAACGCATCGCCAGTAACTACAATAGTATTGCCTTTTAGACTTGCCACTGGGGCAATACCAGTACCAGTTGGTTTAATTTCGGCAGTTATAAGATCGTATTCTTGTTGATTAATTTTTCCGGCTGCTAAAAATTGAGATGCTTGAACGGCGCCGTCGCTGTTGTCACCGTCATTATCTTGCACAGCATCCTGTACAGTAACTAATGGTACTGCACTTGGACTAAATCCAGCTTTGGTAGTTGCTGCATTATAAAGTGCAATAACCTGTCCGTTTGCTTTAACATCCGCAGAATCGTATACTGGTTCAACTCTGCCATCTTCTCCAAATCTTAATCCAACAACAGAATTAAAATTATGCTGATGAGGTACTAGATCGGGACCTGTTACAGTCGACGAGTTTGCATTAGAAGGAGTTATTGTCGGAGTAGTCATAGTCTAGTATTTACATCAATGCAATACCAGTAGTGCTTTGAAGAAACTGTTTAGCAAATACTTCGTCGGTTGCTTCTGCTACAGTAACTGTTGTTTTTAGTAGCTTAACATCTTTGTCTGGATTAACTGTAAACAAATACGGCATTAGTCCTGGACCTTTCGGACCCATTCCAATAACTTGTATCTTTGCCAGTTTGTAGTGAGTAGGGGTTTCTTCTACTAGTTTAGCAACAAGCTCTTCGCCGCTTGTTAGTTTTAGTGTAATTACCTCACCTACACATACGCCTTTATCAATTATCATATTATCCTTTCAGTGTGTTAAAAAATTCTTCGTCTCTATCTGCTAGACCTTGAAAGCCTCCAGGAAGTAGAACACCGTCCTGGAAGATCTGCGGAACTGACCGCAGACCTTGGTCCACTAAGAACGCACGTACAGTAACATCGTCCTCTACTCTAATTACTTTAAATGGAATGTCTTTGCTTTCTAGCAGCGCCTTTGCACGGTCGCAGTATGGGCAGTTATTTTTTGAATAAACAGTAATCATTATATCTTTTAATTTGAGTAAATGGTAGCACCCTTTGAATCGACTACTCTAACCAGCAATGCGCCTTTGCTCTTACGTGCTAATGCTGCTGCGATTGCAGAATTTTCATTAGCGTAAGAACCGTGAGTAGCCCAGGATTCAAAAGGGCTCTTGTCTTTGTATTGTGCTTTATACATATTGTTTATTATATAGCCGGAAGTGCGTCGTAGTCAAGATTTTCTCCCATCACGCCTAGTACATAGTTCGTACTTTCGTTTTCTTGTAGGGCAGTCTGTTTCTTACTTGTGTCCACATGCTTGTTAAACCACGGTATTGGAGTGCTTTTAGGTGCAGGCGACATGTACTTGATGCCGATTTCTTTTAACGCGGCCACTGCTGTAAAGTCAACAAAGTCACGCAAGATGTTAGCATTAAGACCAATAACTGGACCCATCTTAAACAAGTAGGTTGCCCAATCTTTCTCTTCACGGATAACATCCATGTACAGTGCGTATACTTCTGCTTCACAGTCTATCTTTGCTTCAATAAAGCGGGGATCGTCCTTAATTACCTGATTGATAATATAAGCAGTCCAGCCTTTGTGCAATAATTCGTCTTGTAGAATCAAGCTGATAATGTTGCCATTACCAATAAAGATTTTGTTCTCTACCATTGCAAGACTTGTAGCGAAGGATACCATAAAGCGGAAAGCTTCTAGTGCATAGCTAGCGTGTAATGCCATCCAGATTGCTCTAATATGCTCTTTTTCTGAAACAACTTCGCCGAGTTCTTTACGGCAGTTAATAACGTGCAACTTGTCATAGTAGTTGCCTACTGAACTTGCCATTCCAACAATTTCTTCTGTGTTGTGGATTGTGTTAAACACATCCTTAGGCACGTTATAGATATTGCGGATAATATGACTGTAACTCTTGCTGTGAATGTTAGTTTCAAAGAAACCCCAGTTGTACATTAGCGCTTCAAGTTCAGGAAGGCTGCATACAGGAGCAAATACCTGTGTAGGACCTCTACCCTGAAGGCTATCCAAAGCAGTTTGGCGAAGTAGGTTACTAGTAAAAATATGCTTGACAGCATCGCTGGCCTCCTTAAAGTCGTTACTATCTTTTGTGAGGCTTACTTCTTCTGGTTGCCAAAAGAAACCACGTGCAGTTGCATCAAAGTCTGCTATCTTCTTGTATTTGACTTCTTCAAAACGTTGGATGACCACCGGACCAGCTGGGTCCAGAAACATCTTGCGATTCAGATAGTCTGTTGGTTTAGATAAATCGTACTGTGCTTTACTCATTATTATTTTCTTCCTTAATTTAATGTTTATGAAATCTTGATAACCCCATTGGGTTTGTTTCTTTTTGGCAAGTGATACAACATAGTTTAATTTTAGCAGGATTACTATTTATAAAAATATGATCGCCTTTGTCCATTTGTTCTCGCATCCATTTTGCATGATTAATACCATGTTGCTTTTTCCATTCTGAATTAACAAAATGATGAGTTCCTGCTGCTACTCGGTCCGAAGCTACGCTAGTACCATCTGGCCGCTTTAATAAATTATGTGTTCCTTCTGCTACTAGTTTTTTTGTTATTTTTATCCTGTTGAGTTAATTCTATAGTATTCCACACATTTCGATTGTGCGTTACCCTGTCTTTTAGTAATCTCCAAGTTTTTTCTTGGGGTGTTTCTGTCCACGTAAAATACAGACTGTTTAGTGGTGGTCGACCAGTTGATTCGTCATATAATGTTTGGTGTTGGAAGTAGTATTTAAGCCAAATCTGTTTTCCGCTGGTCATACGAGTCGGAAACAGCGCAAATTTTTTACTTTCCATTAAGTTGCAAAGTGTTGACGCACTACTGCTAGTTTGTCCTCATACTCTGCAATCTGTGCAATTTCAGCTTCTACTGCCGACATCCAGTCAGTGTGGTCATGAATAGCCATGGGATTGTGCAGCATGATCTCCACATTCATCTTGTGTTTTTGAACCTGTGCCGAAAAGTGTGCTTGCAATGTTGTTAATAGTTGATCTCTCAT